GCTCCGACCTTCAGCAAGGCGATGTTGGCACAACAGTATTTGGAGACCCGATTCCCTATTCAAGAGGAGAAATCAGCGATTATGAAGTTGGCGGTTCAGGCCGACCCGTTGTTCAACCTTGACACCAAAGATGTCTTAGCGTTGGTTTCTACCGGCCTTGTTCCCAAATGGAAGGCCATCCTTCACTTTGAGTTGGAGTCTTTGATTCGTACCGCCATTGACCAAAACGAGGCTTTCTTGACGCTGACCTTGGAAGAGCAGAGGGAAACCCTTTCTGCCCTTGCAAAGACCCTTGTGCCTACCGAGGAAGCTCCCAGAGCGATGACTCCGCAGAGCGTGATGAACGCCCGTACTGCTGCTCCTGCCCCTGCCGAAGAGGAAGAAGAGGAGGAAGAAGAGGAGGAAGAAGAAACCACTTAACCTTAACCAATGACTTTAGAGCAGATTGCGGCCTCCAAGCAGGAAGGCTTAGACACGATTGGCGAAGATTTCGGCAAGAAGGTGGACAAGTCGCAGGAGGAGTTACTTGCAATACTGCTTTTACTGCTCTCCAGGCTCTCGTATGACACCGAGGGCAACCTTGTATCATCCACCGACAATTACGCTCGTGTAGAGGCTCTGATGGCCGAATTTAAGGACGCTGTATCTCGGAGCAGTTATTACGATGCGTTGGTATTCTTGGCGAACCGAATTGACAAGCAGGCCGACTTGACCAAGGAGTATTACAAGAAGCTGGGCCTTGACCCAGGTTTGGCTTCAGAGGTCGGTTATGAGGAGCAGATGGCTTCAATGTTTGACGATTTGACCAATCTTGAGACGAATCTATACGCTTATATACGAAACTTTATCCTTGCGTCCATTGCTTCGGGTTCGGCTCGGTCGCTTTTGGAGGGAGGGGTTGGCGATATAATGGTTGGCGGTGGCCCTGACAAAAAGGGCCGATTGTTCAATATGGCGGTCTTGACTGCTGATACAATGTTTGCGGTGATTGACCGTTCCTTCACCTACGCTTTGGGTAAGGCTTTGGGGATTAAGAAGTTCAGGTATGCAGGTGGATTGGTAAACGATTCAAGGCCGTTTTGTGTGGCGAGGGATGGCAAGGTCTTTGATGAGGGGGCGATACGGTCGTGGGGAAGGTTGGGCGATTGGAAGGGGAAGATTCCCGGCACGGACGAGGCAACGATTTTTGTTTATTTGGGAGGCTATCGTTGTAGGCATTGGCTTGTTCCGCAGGTTTGAGTGCCCATTATTGTTTATATTTGCACCATAAACCCATTTATTCACTATGGACATAAATCCAAACCAAGTCAAGGTTCGTTGCATAAAGCCCAACGGACAAGTCGTTATGCTGAGCAAGGCAACGGCAAGGGACACCGCGTTCCTAAAAAAATACGGCATCCGTATTGAGGACGAGGCTTATTTGAATCCACAGGCTTATTCATTTGAGCCAGTTCAAGAAGGGCCAAAGCGCAGACCGATGATTCGCGTAGAAGAACCCGAAATCATTGTTTCGCAAAGTTCCGAGACGATGATGGAGCAGACACCCGAAGTAGGCGATGAGCCTGAGCAAGAAGAAATCCAAGAAACACCAACCACCATTGTATTCAAAACCCGTAAAAAATGAGCGTAGATTCCAAAGAGATGGCCAAATGGCTGTTTGACCAAGAGAAAGAGTTTGCATCCCTTGACGAGTTCAAGGAAGAACTTGCGAAGAAGTATGTGTCCCGTGAGGTGGCCGTTGACGATGAGGACATCCGCAATCGTGTGACCGGAAAAACTCTCGGCAGTCTTGAGACAAAGTTCAAGAGAGCCTTCAACTTGACCGAGGAGGATGTGAAGGGCAAGAAACTGTCCGACTTGTTTGAGGTTGCTCAACAGCGTATCAATACGCAGATTGAGGACTTGAAGGAGCAGGCCAAGAGTACCGGGAAGGACGATGAAGGCTACAAGGCTCAACTTGCCGAACTCAAAAAGCAGAAGGGTGAGTACGAATCTTTGGCCAACGAGTTGACGCAAAAGTTGGAGCAGAAAGAGGTTGAATCGCAGAAAGCCATTGATAATTACATCATTAACCAAGAGGTGATGAAGATTAAGTCAAGCCTTTCGTGGAGCGATTCGGTCAATCAGTTTGCCAAGAAGGGCTTTGACTTAGAATTGAATGAACGTTATATCTTTGCATTGTCGGATGGCAAGTTGGTGGTGACAGATAAGAACGGCAACCAAATCAAGAACGAGAAGGGAACCGGTTATTTGACACCCGAAGAGTTGGTTCGCTCGGAGGCTGATAAAGCTCAAATGCTGAAAAAGGCAGGAGAGGCAGGAAGGCAAGAGAGAGAGCCTGTTCGGACAACGACCTCCGGCACAAAAGAAGGAACTCGTGAGCGGTACTTGCACCCAAGGGCCGCGAGACATAGAGAAGAGTTAAACGCACGATGATGTGTCGGGTGGGGGACAATAAACTCCATAGTGCCTGGCTTGGCAAGAAATAGCCGACAAACCTTTTCTTTCATTCTAAAAAAATGTCATACGCTTTTTCATCCTTCGTATCGTGTCCCGATATTCAAGGTCGTTTGGATGACGGCTATTTCAATGCCGATCCAACGATGTTTCCCGGACACATCAACACTCTTCGGGCGATTACTTCCCCGATGAATGAATCTGGTATCATCCAAAACCAGATTGACACCAAGAACGGCCACTACCGCCAGGTTGAGGTCGTGTACCAGCCTCGGATGACCTCTACCGACACTTCAACCTCTGCGGAGTTGAATTGTAATGCAGGGCCAACCTATGGTGAGACTTCTACCGTTTACAACATTGACCCTGCCACCGGTGCTTCTCGCAGGTGGTCGGTCAGCCTTGACGATTTGGCTCCTCGTTGTGAGAATGACGAGAACTACATCGCTCGGCAGTTGGCGATGCACCTTCAGGCTCTCAAGCGTTTTATGAACAACGAGGCCGTAAGCTACATCTCTGCCAACTTCGGTAAGTTCCCCGTTCAGCCCACAGGTTCGGGTTCGGGTCAAGTAAACGCTGCTCGGACGCAGTTGCTCACCAAGACCAAAAACACCTCCACAGGGGTTTTCTTGGATGACTTCTTGTCCGATGTAACCTATCAGTATCAACTTGCTGAAGGTTGGGATCGCCCTATCATTATCGGTGGTGAGCTTTCTCACAAGTATATGACGGCTCTCAAGTCGCATTGCTGTGCTACTGTGAACGTTGACCTTCAGCAAATGATGAACTCGGACGCTCAGTCCTACTTCTTCTTTGAGCCAAAGGCTGACAGCGTTTTCGGTACAGGTGAGTTTGCAATGATTGCTCCCGGTGGCGTTCAGTTGATTCGCTACAACGCTTTCCGTGGTGCTTCTGGCATCCGTGTAATTGATGACCAATCCATCAAAAAGGGTACAATTTCTGACCCTGAGACTGGACTTGAGTTTGACTATTACGCTCAGTTGGATTGCAACACCTGGAAGTTCTTCTTGGGTCTTTCCTACAAGTATGTTGACCTCCCTGCTGACTTGTTCTTCGCAACCGATGAACTGTCTCAGGTGAACTACATCTTCAACGGATTGGTGAACAACTAATCCTTGCTTGGGTTTAGTTTGGGAAGGGGGTGCGAAAGCATCCCCTTTTCTTTTGCAGTAAACTTTTGCGAAAAGCATTGAATTGTGATACTTTGTGCAGAAAATCTCTTTTGTACCTTGTGCCATTGATTTTTAGTAACTTTGCCCTATGAGTTGTTGGAATAATGTCATCGGCATACGCGGTCTTTGTGATGAAGGCTCGGAGCCAATTAGCGGTCTTTACATCAATGATTTGACCGGTATTAGCCTTGCAGACCTTGATTCAGGCGTGAACGAAGAGGACAAGACGGCCTACACCTTGATTCAGCGCAAGATTGACCAAGCGGCCAATATGCTGAAAGCGGAGTCTTTGGCCTATTTGCAGAGCCGTTGGAACTATACGACCTCTGCTTGGAATGGCGATTTAGGCTTCTATGCGGAGTCTGTTCAGCCTTTGGCGGCTTCGGGTGTATGGAGGGGAATCGGAATGCGCTATCGGCAGGTGGATTACATCTCCGTGACCATTTCCTCTATCAGCCTTCTGCTCCCAAGTTCGGGCGTTGTGCCTGTAAGGG